CACCGATTACCGAATCCTTGTGCACGGTGATGACAACATTGTCGTCATCAGGGGTCTCATGTCTCAAGAACGACAGTCTGAGCTTGAGCGTTACATTATGGACACCAACAAATCGTTGGGTTTCACTACGAAGTTGAAGATTTCGAGTGAATGGCATGATGTAGAGTACTGTTCATCTCTTTTCTGGCCTGTGGAAGACGGTTTCGTCTTGGGTCCAAAGATCGGTAAGCGTTTGCCGAAGATTGGATTCTCTCTCCGCAAGCTGGACAAGGGTGAAGTAAAGGGTATGCTGTTAGGGCTACGTGTCGAGGCTGGTTACATACCGGTTCTTGGCGCGTTCGCGAAGCATCAGTTGGGTTTACTGAAGAAAACAGTAAAGAAGGAATTCACGGATAGCCGGGCCGTATATAAAAGCCTGTGCAGTGAGTATCATCGCCCATCTGAGGACACCTTGGCCTTTTTCGAGGCAAGGTACGGAATAACAGCCCGTGAGGCGGAGGAGCAATTGCTCGCCGTCTTGTCGAAGAATCTGACCGACTGTGTGGACTACAGTCTGTTGGAAAGCTTCACCAAAAAGGACCTCTAAGAGGGGTCGTCCTGGCGGAAAAATAAAAATAAAAATAAAAATAGAAGCTTGTATATTCATGGATTTCACTACTAATTACTGTGGAATGTACTGGTCCGATGGGAAATTTCAAAGTAGTGTTAGTGACGGAACTTCGGTTCCCGTCAACGCGCTGGACTTGCAATGCAAAGTCCATGACGCGGACTACCACTTAGCTTCGACGTTGCGTAACAGAGAGCAACGCATGGAGGCTGAGCGTGTCGCAGATGATAAATTTCACCAAGGCACTAAAAGTTTAGGCTTGAGGGGCAGACTCTACGGAGCGCTCGTCAAGAAAGGCAACAAAGTGTTACGCGCGGCTGAGAGGGCTATTCACCGTTACGACGGAGAGGTGGTTCCTGAGCCCGCTAAAGTCACTGAAGTGCCGGTTCGCATGCCTGTGCGGACTGGTAAGGCCAAGTGGGACGCGACGGAATACGTCGAAGCCTTCGTTTATGACCCGCGGCATCCAAGCCATGTCGTGGTCAGACCGGCCCAAAAGCCGGTGGCTGCAAAAGCGCCACAAACGAAAGCGAAAGTCGCCACCACGGAGCACAACACACCAATAGTGCTTCGTGACCCTGAACTGCTCGGCCGACACAGCCGAGACTACCAAAGACCATACAAACCACTCAAGAAAAAGAAAATAAAGAAAACTGATTCGTTAATTAATTTGCATAAAAAGTACAACCCTCCGACAATAAAAACTATAAAAGTGAAAAATAAAAAATGCCGAAGAAGCCAGTTCGTCAGTCTTTCAAGACCAAGAAATCGTTCGGCCCAGTGAGCACCGTCAATACTGCCCCAGTTGCTATCGGCAATTCCATTCGTGGAGCCAAAGCTAGTGTGACCAGCAGTGTCGATGGGGCTCGAGTGGTCGGCCGGGATTTTGCGTTCAACCTGTCTGCAACTGCCTCTAACGTCAATGGTTGGGAGTTGGTGGGCGGCATGCCGCTCACACCTTGCGTTCTACCTTCTTCTGTTTTGCGTAATTACGCGCAGATGTTTCAATACTTTAAGATCAACAAAGCTACTTTACACTATATCACTAGTTCTGCTACTTCGCAGACTGGAGATGTCATGTTCTACTATGAGCGTGATCGTAAGCAGCCGATGGTCGATTACACCAATTCATCATTTCTGCCTTTTGTGCTATCTGATTCTAACACAGTAATCGGGCCGCAGTGGACGAACCACACTATCTTCATCGATCCGGTGAAGGAGTGGCGTACCACGGCATATGCCTTGAACTCTGATTTAAATGAAGACGCCATGGGTACAGTCCTTATGTTTTCGAAGACATCGACCTCGAGCTCACCTGCAATATCGAGCAAGCGCAGCTCGGCATCGGCATCGCGCCCAAGCAGGTACCGCCCTTCGGAGAGCGGCAAACGCATGACGACGGTCTTT